CTCATTAACCGTAGGTGCTATTGCTGGTGGAACTGGTGGTGGTGGAACTGGTGGTCGTGGTGATACTCCTAATACTGCTGGAACTGTTAATACCGGCGGTGGCGGTGGTGCCGCTAACTCTGCGGACGGTAAAGAAGGCGGGTCAGGAATTATTATTTTAAGATATCCTAGTGTTTTTAATATTTCTGTTTCAGGTGGCACTTCTTCAACAACTACGAGTGGTGCAAACAAAATTACTACAATAACTGCTGGTTCCGGAACTTTGAGTTGGTCATAATGGCACATTACGCGTTCTTAGACGACAACAATTTAGTCACAGAAGTGATAGTTGGTGTTGATGAATACATTACTCAAACAGACTCAAACGGAACAGATATTGGTGGTTCATCTGAGGCTTGGGAAACTTGGTACGGCGACTTTAAGGGACAAGTTTGCAGGCGTACTAGTTATAATGGCAACTATCGCAAGAATTATGCTGGCATTGGTTTTACTTATGATCTTAAACGTGACGCTTTTATTGCACCTGAGCCTGTTAATAACATTGGGTTTGATGAGGAAACTTGTCGGTGGATAATGCCTGTAATAGATGAGGAAAGTTAATGTATCCAGTACAGGGCTACACAATTAGCAACCACTTTGGGGTTAAAAACGATCGTTACAAAGCTGGTTACCACACAGGCATAGATATTAAAGCGCCTGCTGGTACGCCTGTCGTATCGGTTAGACCTTGCAAAGTAGTTGAAGTAAGCAATTACCCGAGCTGGGGCGAATCTTACGGTACAGCAGTTATTGTGGAGTTTAGAAACGGCCTTAGGGCTATCTATGCTCACTTATCTAAAACGACAGTAATCAAAGGCCAGGATCTAGCTGAGGGCGCTATGTTGGGCAAGGTAGGCACGACTGGCAACAGCACGGGGAACCACTTGCACTTTGAACTGCGCGAATCGCCGTACAAATATGACGATCACTTAGACCCAACTGATTTAATACTGCTGACAAACGAGGATAAAGAAGTAGCCAAGAAAGCAACTGCAAAGAAGGTAGCTAATGCCAAAAGCCCAGGAAAGCCCAAGCCTGCAAATACAAAGGCTACTCGCACAGATAGCAGCCCTAGCGTGTGATGTACCTGCCGTTGCTACTAACTACGTTTTAGTCGTTGAGTATTTTACTGAAACCGGCGATTATTTTGTAGATATGTTAAGTAGTGATGAGCAACCAATATGGCGCACCCAAGGCTTAGTGAATTACGCAATAGAAAATCTATCAGACGAAAGCGATGACAATGATGAAGATGACGAGTAAAGAAGGCAAGCAAATTGGTTTAGCACTAGGAGCGTTTCTAGCTGCCTGGACTGCTGCTAATTATGAACTAACCGCACAGGCAATACTTGGATCACTTGCAGCTGCAATAACCGGCCTGATAGCACCCCAAAAGAAGCCATAATGTTTATTGACGCTAACCTAATTCTGTCGTTTGCTACGCTACTATTATCCTTAATGGCAATACTAGGTAGCATAGTTAGAAAACTGGCAAAGATAGAAGCCCAGGTACTACCCAACAGCGGATCTAGTATCAGCGACAAAGTTAATAGCATAGATAAGCGTTTAGCAGTCCTAGAGGCTCAACTTAATAAATGAAGCGCATACTGATCGTATCCGATCTGCAAATTCCCTACCACGATAAGAGGGCAGTTGCTAATCTGATCGACTTCGTTAAGCGTTACAAACCTGATCAAGTAGTCACTATTGGTGACGAAATAGATATGCCGACTATTAGCCGTTGGACGGCTGGCACAGCTGGGGCTTACACAGGCACACTAGCTCAAGATCGTGACGAAACTGTACGCATACTTGAAGCGCTCAAAGTTACAGATGTAATTAGATCAAACCATACAGATCGTTTATTTACCACTATTGCACTCAAAGCACCTGGACTACTTGGAGTACCTGAATTAGAGCTGCCAAACTTCTTACGCTTTAAGGAGCTTGGTATTAAATATCACCGCAAGCCGTTTGAGGTAGCACCTGGTTGGGTAGCGCTTCACGGCGACGAAGGCAGCACAAACTCTACACCTGGTTTAACGGCTCTAGGATTGGCTAAGAGGCACGGAAAGAGTGTGGTGTGTGGTCACACCCATAGGCTAGGGCTAACGCACGTTACAGAGGCTTCTGGGGGTGTTTTAGGGCGTATCCTGACAGGCTTTGAGGTCGGTAACTTAATGAACTTTAGTAGCGCCCATTACCTAAAGGCAGGATCAGGCAACTGGCAACAGGGCTTTGGCATACTTTACGTTGATAACAAATTGGTAACGCCGTCAATGATTCCTGTGCATAAGAACGGATCGTTTGTGGTCGAGGGCAAAGTCTACGGAAACTAAAAACCCCTAAACGAGAGAGGTGTTTAGGGGTATCGCTTAGTTTGAGACGGCTGCGACACGCCAAATCATAGTGTTTGACTGATCACCTTGCAAGTGTCGGGCATAAGTGCTTAGATCTGTCTAGGCGGTAAATCGCCGCTACTAAGAGACGGAGTAGATATGCTGGAAGCACTAGAACTAGCTTTATGGCTAGTGATTTTATTTATCTGGACTGGCACTTGGTTTGCTTTAGGCAAACTAAAGGGTCAAATGGAAGCTGAGAAGTATCAGCAATTACTAGGCGACATAAGCCGCGAGAAGCAAGCACACAGCAAGATTATTTACGATTGGGCTCGCTATGGGCTTTAATCTTGAGGACTATCAAACCGTTGCTGAGCGCTTAGATATTGCTCATAAAGAATACCTAAACCTTCGTGTGATTACTTCCCTGATTCACATAGAACGCAACAAAGACGGATTACCAACTCATTACATATGCAAAGCAGAAATATGGATAGGTGATTTATTAAAGGCAACTGGTTGGGCGGACGAGATTGTCGGGAGCAGTCAAGTAAACCGAAATTTTAGCCTTCCTAATGCAGAAACGAGTGCAATTGGCAGAGCTTTAGCAAATATGGGAATTCAAGGTAGCGATCCAAAGAAAACACGCCCTAGCCGTACTGAAATGGCTAAAGTAGTGCAAATGGTAAAACCTGAAATTCAAGCAGTAAAGGACGCTAATCCGCTTGACTGGGGTAGCGATTTGCCATTACCACCTGAGCCACTAGATGATCCGTTTGGCGATTGGAATACTTGGACACCCTCAGATAATCCACCTGAGCCTAAAGCTGTAATTAACTCAACTAATATGCCAGCAACACCTAAGCAATTAGGGTTTATTCGCAAGTTATGTTCAGAAAAGGCCTTAGACGCTTACGAGTATGCAACTAAAGAGCTGGGCTACAAAGTAGAGAGCCTAAACCAATTATCTAGGGCTAATGCTTCACAACTGATAGAGAGCCTGAAATGAGCTTAGAGGGTATGCCGCTTATTTACACGTTGCCTAATGAGTTTGCTGACGCTAACGAGTGTCCAGCCTGTGTAGGTATGGGCTATTGGCTCAAATTTGACAATGACAATGGCGAGATAAAAGAAATTAAAGAAACTTGTGATCGTTGCTTAGGTAATGGTCTATTTAGACAAGAAATGAGAGAGAGTGATGATGACAATAAGTGAGAAGTTAGACTCAATGGAGTCAATAATAGCTACAATGATTGAAATGCAACAGCAGCAGCTGAACGCATTACTGGTTATGAAACAGGCGTTGAAAGAGGTGGCTTGTGACTATTACGCCCAATGAACCAATAGAGATAATCCCTAGTCGTCCATATTATGACGATTGGAGTGATGATGATACAGACTGAATACGACCTATTTAACTACCTCAGAAACATAGTACCTGATCTAACTGCTAGCCCTAATCCATACTCAGTCTATGACTGCTGGTCTAAACGCTTTAATATGTATGTTGAACTCAAATGCAGGCGCACCCATTACGACAAGCTGCTTATTGAATACACTAAATATCAAAGATTGGTTACTACTGCCTTTCTAGGCAGATATGTGCCATACTATGTATGCTCAACACCAAACGGAGTATTTGCATTTAATCTAATTAACCATAGCCCTGAGTGGGTGTCTGAGCTTATGCCAGCAACTACCTTTGGCAACCAAACCAAGATACCTAAAATGATTGGCTACTTACACACAAGTGAGGCTGAAAAGATATGGGAACTTCCGATTTTAAAATAAGTAGATGTGTATGCGGTGCGTGGCGACACGCCAATAGAACGTGTATCACTTGCTCAAACTTGACAAAGCATTACACTCAGCAGGCAGCGTCAGCGGCTTCCGAGGCCAGGCAGAGCGCCCCGAAGGGCGAACTCTTGCCTAAGCGATTTAATTAGGGTTTGCTTATGCTTGTGGATATGTTGATAACCATAATGCTTTACTCACAAAAGCCTAGTATCGAACAACCCTTACCTGTGGATAAACGGATAGAACGGTATGTAAGTAGAAGCTATGATCGTACTAATGCCAATTGCGCTTTACAGATCGCACATAAAGAATCAAGATTTAACCAATTCGCTTTATCTAGGGACAAGCAATACTGGGGCGTATTCCAATTGGGTCATACTCAATCCGATAATTGGACAATGCGAAGGCAGCTTAGGTTGGTTAGTGAATACATACAGCATAGATACAAGAACTGGTGCAATGCTTGGGTTCATCATCAGCGCCACAACTGGTACTAATGGCAACATACGATAAGCGTTGGCGCAAGATAAGACTCATAGTATTAAAGCGTGATGATTACTGCTGCTACTACTGTGGTGGTACAGCTACAACTGTGGATCACATACACCCCATATCCAAAGGCGGTGCTATGCACGATGAGAACAATTTAGTAGCTGCTTGCATATCCTGTAATAGTGGCAAGAAAGACCGTACAACAACCCCTGGGGCTTTTTTTAGGAGCAAAGGACACCCACGACCCCCTCTTTCCTTTTTACCCCCAAATCAGACTGAGCGCGTTCCTTCGCCGTTCAAGCAACCCGACTAAGATCTATTCAATGCTTAAAGAAACCGATCGAAGCCTGACGACACCTAGTAGTACGAGCGAACTGCTATTAGGACAAACAAAACCAAGGCTTTACACACCCTTTAGAGATGATCTACCAACAAAGGGGCAAGAACTAATCGACTTTGCTAATAGTTTGGATATGCCGTTAATGCCTTGGCAAGAATTAGTCGCAACTGAGGCACATCGAATTAAGCCTGACGGTCGGTGGGCTAATAGCCAGGTGGTTGCGCTGGTATCTAGGCAAAACGGCAAGTCGCACTTAATGAGATTACGAATAGCGCTTGGTTTAACCGAATGGGGCGAGAAGTTGCAGATCCTCTCAGCTCATAAGTTGGCAGTATCACTAGAACACTTTAACCAGGTAGTAGAACTGTTTGAGAATTACGATCACTTAGCCAAACAAGTCAAGAAGCTACGCCGGGCTAATGGGCAAGAAGAGATACAGATGTTATCGGGGGCTAGGTTCAAGGTAGTAGCTAATAACTCAGCTGGTAGAGGTTACGCTGGTGCTGAAACGATCTACCTAGACGAATTACGAGAGCATAAAGACTATGCCGCTTGGTCGGCAATCACTAAGACTCAGTTAGCAGCTACAAACCCAATGCTTATGGGATTTAGTAACGCTGGCGACTCTACTTCAATAGTGTTAAACCAATTACGCGAACGCGGTATGGCAACTATGGCAGGTGCTAAAGATTCTTTGCTTTGGCTTGAGTGGTCTGCTCCTATGGGTTGCAGTCTTGACGATATGAGCGCCTGGCAATCGGCTAACCCTGCCTTGGGTCGGACAATTCACATAGATAACCTAATGGCTACAAAGAACGAACCCGAAGCAGTCGTGCGTACTGAGTGTTTATGCCAATTTGTAGAAACCTTGCAGTCACCTTGGTCGCCTGCTGCTTGGTCTAGTTGCGCTGACCTAGATCTAAACCTAGAGCCAGGCACACAGACATACTTCGCCTTTGACGTAACCCCTAGACGTAACCACGCAGCTCTAGTTGCAGCTCAGGTCTTACCTAATAGCAAGATAGCAGTCGGGTTGGTGCAAGAGTGGAAATCTGAGACCGCTATTGACGATCTTGAAATGGCTAATGGGGTTGCTGAGTGGTGTCGTATGTATGACGTAACCGAGATCCAGTTTAGTAAGAACACAGGTAGCGCAGTTGCTAGTCGGCTTAATGCTGCTGGCATATTGGCTAAAGCTATTGACGGTCGTGACTTTGCTTTGGCTTGCGATCAGTTACTTAATGCTATGGAAGCAGGCAGAATTACCCACGGTGACCAGCAAATACTTAATCGTCATATTGCTGCTAGTGCCAGGATCAACTTTGCTGACGGTGGCTGGATAATTGGCAGACGAGCAAGTAACGAAAACGTCACAGCTGCCGTTGCTACTGCTATGGTCGTGTCAGTTGCGACACGCCAGTATTCTGACGTAGATATTATTGTGGTGTAACCGCTTGCAGTATGTTACAATCTCTTACAATGGGATTTTTTGACGCCTTAAAGGCAACACAAACTATGTCACATATTGACAGTCAATCAACTGCCGATCTAGTGGCAGCTCTCGCGCCTGCAAATCTAATACAGCAGGCAGTATTTAATTACGGACTAGCTCCAACTATTAGTCGTGATCTTGCAGTCCAAGTGCCAGCAGTTGCAAGAGCCAAGAACATAATCGCTGGAACTATTAGTTCTATTCCATTAGAAGTACGATCACGCATTGACGGATCTGTATTAATGCCACCTAAAGTAATTAACCAGCCTGATCCTAGAGTGCCTGGACAAACAATTTACAGATTACTTGTTGAGGATTTAATTTTTTACGGTGTTGCTTATGGTCAAGTGCTTGAAGTGTATGAGGAATACCCAAACCGTATTAAGTCTTGGACTCGCAT